ATATCAGGGCGTGGGCGGAGGTTTTTGCGGGTAATGAAAGTGATGATCAACATTTGAGTGGGTGTGCATATGGTGGTGATCCAAAAACTGGCTGCAAACCATGGCCTTCTGTACCAGGTTATCCAAAAGGAAGTACAAATGTATTACCACATCGAGATTTTAAGACTTACGATCCAAATGATTGTGTTAAAAAAGCTCAAGAAATTGGTGCATTAAGTTGGGGGTACAGAACGGCTAATCACATTGGTGGAGCAAACTCATGCTTCTTTTACTCAGATTTTGCTGCTGGTTTTACTGGTGACTCGGCGGATACAGCTCACATTTCTGGATGCACAAATGGAAGGAGTCTTTCTAATAAGTGCGCATAAAGACTAGGTACCAATTATATGCATATATGCACACTATTCTACAATCAGTTGTTGGCAGACCCGGACCACTGATTGTCGAACATAACGGTCAAATGTTTATCGAAAACTGTTTTACGATTACCGATAAACATGTGTTAAATATTGAAAGTAAATTAAAAGATATTAAATTTTCAAAAATTGAACAAACTACAGATCGTTCGTTCTTAATTACATAGAGTTCAAGTCCATAGAACCAAGTTGAATACCAGTATCAACAAAAGCTGGATCCACCATGCCTGGTTCCATCACAACATCAACTTGTTTGGGGGGTGGAACCATTTTTTCTTCTTCTCTCTTTACCTTTTCTTTAATTGCCGACAATTCTGGTATATCTTTCTTGACGTTCATCATACCCCAAACAACGAGGATGAATACCGCGGAATGTACGAGGAGACCCATAGTTGATGGACAACCGGTTGGTGTCGCGATACCTGGTCCGAGGACTCGTCTGACGAGACGGAAAGTTTCAGGATTGGCGATGATAAAGAAGGTGAGACCAGAAATGAGGGAAGTTATGAACTTCTCCTGTTGCTTCCGACCATTACACCCACAGCCACAATCTTTAAAAAGACCCATATTAGTTTTATAATAGTCATACAAAAAAATGTCAGTTTATCACAAATGTTGGTTCTTCTCATTTTCTTCATTTTAATACTGAGTTCCGTATTAACGGTAATTTATTTCACTTTACCAGAGGGTGAAATGAAGGCATCCACCGACTCACTTCCCCGAGATCTTAATAAGTTCTTTGATGAAAAGTTTGAAAAGGGTGAAGATGATTATAACCCATATAAGTAACTTAAAGTCAAACCACCAAGAAGATATATAATACCCTCTACAAATGTCGCTTGCTATTCAACGATCCTCTGAATTTTCTGCCTCCTCTGTGAGCTTTTCAAAACTCCGTAAGAATAAAAATGGCGGTAAGACCGTCTATCTCAACGGTGGCGACAACAAAAAACTCTACATTCAACTTCCATTCATGCGTTCTCCATATGGTTTGAGTGTCTTTACTGACGAAGGTACCGGGCGTACGACATACTCTCTTGACCTGTCGTTTGACTCTGAAAATCCCGAAGCGATGGAACTTCACGATAAATTGAAGGAACTCGACGAGCTTATTGTCAATACAGTTGCTGAGAACTCCAAGGAGTGGCTCGGTAAAGAGTTCAATGTCGCAGTTCTCCGTGAAGCACTCTACAAGCCAATTGTTCGCCCAGGAAAGGAACCATACCCATCAACCATCAAGCTCAAGATTGCCACGAAGTCTGACGGAACATTTGTTCCAGAAGCATATAATATGCAAAAGGAGCAAGTCTCTCTTGACACCATTGAAAAGGGTCAAAAGGCTATGGCTATCGTTGATGTCAGTTCTATCTGGTTCATTGACAACAAGTTTGGTGTGACTATCCGTCTCCAACAAGCTCTCATCGAGCAATCCACCAAGCTTCCCTCATTTGCCTTCCAAGGTCTTGATTTGCCAGAAGAAGGTGAAATTGAAGATGACATTGAAGATGAAGAAGTAGATGAAGAATAAATAAAATACAAATCAAAAATATCAATTTTCAATATTGATGAGATGAAACAAACTTCTCATGAATAATTAGTATTAAATGATATCTCTTTTCAAATTAGCCTTTAACCTAAGTCATACATTATTGTCATATATTCGCCAAAGAATGATTTTTCGAAATCTTTTAAGAATCATTGAAGCGGGTGATTATGAAAGTCTTCGCGAAAATGGAAATGAGATTGCGGACTATATTGAGTATGAAATGAGACATCAAGGGAAGCAAGAGTATAACGAAAAGAATTTTTTAACATACCACCTTGCCGCACATGAAGATCACGTTAAAGGATCGCACATGTTTCAAGCATTTAAGCGTGCATGTAGTGAAAGTTCTCCATATTATTGGAGTGAAATCATGGCTATGTTTGGACATTCTCTCATGTGTGGCGCTGTTGATAGTCAAAATATTAAGATTCTTGAACACGCGATGTGTCATGTAGATGAAAATCTTCTCTTCGATAGAATACTATTAGATGATGACGAAAGTCCCGTATCTAAATGGTATGATGAAAATTTCACATAAAAATAATCTTAATTAAAATTAATGTCGATCGTACTCAAAGCTGCTAGAAATGGAGATTTGGAAACCTTACAGGCCAACAAAAACTTAATTGCGGATCATGTCAATATAGCTATACAATCATTAGTTCGCCAAGATCAAATGACCTATATAACGTTTTGGATTGCTTTAAACCCGGATAAACAACTTGCTCTTGAAATGTATAAAATTTTCACAGATTCTTATACAAAAGTTACCGCTGGTAGTTCAGCGGCTTATGAAAATGGTATGCATTATTGTGGGCGTGCGGCTATTTATGGCGCAATTCAGTCTGAAAATATAGAATTATTGGAATTAGTTAAAGAATATTTAGTTGAATTTGGTGTAGTGTATGATGAAATCAAAAAAACCAACTCTGAAATTCTTCTCCAGTGGTTTGAAGAAAACTTTTCTTAGTTTGTAATAAGTATGGTCAAACTCGCAGACCTTGTCCATATCGCCAACAATGCCAAGACCGATGCCCAGAAGAACGCGGTCGGTGAAGAACTCAAAAAGTTATTGAGAGGAGCCAAGGGTTGTGACCCAAAGTCTCAATTGTACGCACCTCGCTTGAATAGAATAGTCCAAATTCAAAAAGGGGGTCTTTACCAAATTGGTAAAGGCGCATACGGTGCAGTATATTATGGTTGTTTAGATGACAAATGCAATACAAAAGTTGCCATAAAATTTACCAATGAGCCCAGTGCTAGAATGGAATACCGAATCGCACAGAAGTTGAAAGGTATGGGCGTCCCCCGAGTGTATCACTTTAAAACGTGTAATAATAGAGATATATTGTACTTTGAATACATCAACGGTATATCACTCGAACAATGGATGCGATCTGGACAGTCAACAAAAGCCTATAGTTCCTTGATTTCACAACTCATTGGAAATCTCAAGAAGATTCACGAAAAGTATCCAAAGTTTAGACATCACGATCTTCACTGGAACAATGTACTTGTGTTGAAGGATAACAAACCAATTATGATTGACTTTGGTCTTGCAACAATAGAAGGCGTTAGAAATCCAGGGATTGACAAAGAGTCTGCCAACGAAGCTGGCATTTCATTAAACTCACATCCAATGTATGACGTTCACTACTTCCTCAATATAATTCATAAATATTCAAACAATAATACAGTCAGAAAGTTTGTGGAAGACTTATTACCAAAGAAATATCTTGGAGTGAATAGCGACGTCATTAAGGGTGTGCGTCTTCGCGTTGTAAAACACGAGGGACTTCCAACGTACAATGATATATTGAACCATCCATTTTTACAAGAAAAGAAGCGACCGGGTGGTATATTGAGAAAGTTCATACCAAAACCTAAAACACCACCCACAAAGGTTGGTACATCGTCGGCAATTCGACGGGCACGAGCTGTTCTTCAAAAGGAAGCGGAAAAGAAAACACAACCACTCAAGAGAGCTCCAATTCGTGGTAGAGATCCATCTGTCATGAATCAAGTTCGTGAAATTGAAAAGAGACTTCAACCAAAACCAAAAACCAAGACCCCAGAAGTAGTTGTAAGACCAAAAGTATTCATCAACAAGAATGGTGATGTCAAGATTGACACACGTAAATGTCGTCTTTACAAAAAGGATGAACTTGTAAAATTGTTCAAGTTGGATCCAGCATTAACCAAAGAACAAATGTGTAAATTTATAAAAAATATGTAATGGTATAGTATAAAATATGTGGCTTCTCGCTCTCCTCGTACTTATTGATCTTTTGATCCTCAGCCAAACCGGAAAGCGACGTGTTGACGTGACTGTCAGCGCGTCAGTTTCAAATGGAGAAGAATGGACTGTTTACGGAACCATGGGTTGTGGGTGGACTCGTAAGCAGTTAGACTATATGAAAAAGGCTGATAAGCCATTTAAGTTTGTTGATTGTGACAAAGAAGGTTGTTCAGGTATGGAAGCCTTCCCAACTCTTGTGAGCCCCGACGGTGAAAAGATTGTTGGTTATAACGAAATCTAAAGACCTCGAACAACGCTTAATGACAAAGCGAGGATAAAAGCATCAAGCATGGTCTCAAGTGGCTTGAGAACAGTGACGTGCTTGACGAGGGAGCGGTTCCACGCAAATCGGAGAACGAAAGTTGCGATGAGAATATTGAGGATGAAGACGAGAAGCTCGGTGAGCATATCGGACTTGGTTTGAGATTGGGCAACTTCCTTGATCATTTTATTAGATAGCTATATTTTTTTCTAGGCAGACTACAAATGAAAGGACTTCCACTGAGTGGTTCCGAACGAAAATTTACCACCAAGCGCTGGGGTACAGCGACTGGTATTGGTAACAACAACTGCTATGCTTATGCGGTAGGGGACTATGAAGCATATAGATGGCAGAAGTCTATTCCAGGTGATCGTTCTGGTCTTTCAAACAAACCAAATGATTATACCAGTTGTAAAGGTCTGCCCAAAGCTGTTCTTTCAGATAACCCAACTAAGATCTATCAAGTAAAGGCTAATGAAAAGTGTAAAAGGGGGTACTACAAAGTTATGATGTTTGTTTGTCCTGGAAGACCAACTAATTACATCCGACAAGGAGATTTCCACTTCTATGTTCAACACGGTATTGTAGAATATCGTATTAAGCCTGGTGATACCCAAGAATCTGTAGCTAAGTTTTTCAAAGTTCCCGTGTCTAGAGTGAAATCTGCTGGTAAATTTGGGTTAAATAAACGTATCGTATTCAAAGCGAATGTCTTCAGTCACAAGCGTGGGTGGGCTACTGGACCACTTCTGACTGATGCAAAGGGAAAGGCTATTACCGATCCTCGTAAGGCTTCTAGAAACTACCCTGGGCTAAATTACGAACGTTACTGCAGCTCATTCTGCGTCAAGGACAAGGGAATCAAGGTCGGAAAGACTCATCCCAAGGTCAGAAAACAAACTCTCTAAATCCACTGTATTCTCAACGTCAAATGATATATCAAAAAGATCCATCACATTGAATATGGATTGACTCCCCAACGACACAGAGTTTGAAGCTGCTGTGTAGTTGTTATGTATTGTAACCACAACCTTAAATTTTGAAACGTCAAATAGTTTTCTACAAAGGGGACAAGTATTCTTACCTTTACCTTTCCATTCCTCTAGACAGTGGGAATGAAACACATGTCCACAACGGATCGGGGGATTAGTCCTTGTTGACCTTACCTCGTTGAGACATATGGCACATTGTGACATTCTAGAGTATGGTTTTAAAGTTTTTATTAAAATTTACCTCACCTAATAAATGTTAGACATATCGGTGTAACGATCACATGGATCACAAGTGGCGCGGGATTGTTCTTGCATCTTGTTGAGAAGTTCAGGACCCTGCTTTTGAAGAGCTTGGCGGTAAGAATAGTTATCTTCGAAAGTAATACCATTTTGCTTCATCAAGTAGTTGTTAGTCAATTGTGCTGAGGAGTGGATAGTGAAGCATCGACCATCGGCCATTCCAAGTCGTTGAGACATTTGTTATCTGTTGAGAAATTAATTTGTCTATTAGTAATTGTTTGAATCCAAGAATTGAACCCTTTCTTTCTGAGATGTTCGACCATAGGCTCACATTTGTGTCCCAAAAATACATCAAAGACATCTTTCTCTTCTGTAGGAGATACACGAATTTGGGGATCGTCGTTGATGTGTTGGTTAATTATATTGTAACCAAATGCAATCTCTTTGAGAGTCTCCGCACCGGTAATAATAATTTTGCCAGTTGAAAAAATACTGGTTGTAATTTCCTTCATCTCCTGTGCGGGTTTAAACTTAATCTTCACCGCAGAATACCTATCTGGCTCAAAAGAAACTTTGAAAATATCTGAGTAATTTTCAAAATGCTGGGCGACTCTCATGAGATTGATATTGTAGTTGAGGGAGAAGTTTGAGTTAATCATGACAACCCTGAAAGAATCAATTGGTACTTCCATTTCCATTCCAAGAAAAGTCTTAAAAATGTAGGTCAGTTGGGTAATTATTCTCTTACAATCAAAAAGATCACAGCATCCTGCGACTTGAATGGAACCATTCGGGAACACCTTAACAGACTTTGTACTGTAAGTATCATGATAAGTAAGAGTGATTTGGTTATAGAAAGTTGTTGGTTTCAACTTCCAAACAAATCCATCATCACAACTCGTCCCTTTTCTTCGCAACTTAAATGTTTCCAGATTTTCAAATATATAGCGAAGTTTTTTAATATCAATCTCTTGGATAAAGCTGGAGACCATAGTGATTGTCGTAATCTTTATCCAAGAAGGTCTCGTTTCTTCTGGAAGTTCTTTCCTAAACTCATCGAGTGTGAGTAAGTAGGAAAAGCTATTGTTAGCAATAACTGAATACATTTTTACTCTTTTATGTAGCGTCTCTCGTCTTTATCTAGTTTTTAAGCTCAAAGGGTGACTTAGGTTTCGTTACTACTACCCACTCTAGACCAACCTTTACTTTTGTCAAAAATAAACTCATAGCTATCTTCAACTATAACTATAGCTGGTGTAGATTTAACTATTTTTTTGTCGCTATCTAAAATTACAGCTCGCACCCCAATGGCTCGATCTTTACAACAATCAATTCTATTGGTAATCAAAAGAGTCTTAATCGTGTGTTCGGCACCCAAATCAACTGTTAATGAATCTAACTCCGATTTCTTATTACTACCACCTGATGAAGCGCGGTTACTAAAGTTGCCATCAGTTAATTCACCTGCGCCATACCCCCAACTAGAAACAACTGGCCTTTGATATGATATCTTCTTGTCGTTTTCATCTAAAACTTCAAGTTCGGCAAAGTCTAAGGTCTTATATTCATTTCCAACATCTAATGAATCATATGCCGTAGTTTGCTGAAGTTTAACATAACGCCCGATTGGATAGTCAGGTCCGATTGTTCCTACATTTTCATTAGAACCAAGTTTGGTTACACTTGCAGCGCCAGCTGTTGTGAAAATAGCGAGACAGCAACAGCACCCAACAACCAGGAACAAAATAACCAGTGGAATATTTATTCTTCCACGTCGCCTGCCCATATTATTTAGCTTAAATTAGACAAAGGTTTTTTTGCTTAGAGAATAGAGTCGTCTGTTTTCAAAATGTCTTCATTCATTAAGTCGGCAAAAGCCGTCTATGACATTGATTCCGGTTTGGACTATGTCGAGATTGAATACGAAAGATTTATATGGGGGAAAGGTTACCAAACGTACATGGACTATATAAATACATCTCCACTTGCAGATTGGGTTTTTATGAAATCTAAAACGCAGTCAATTCCGTATGAGAAGTTTTTGGACACGATGTGCGAAAAAACGTTTGAAGTTAAACAGAAAATGGCAGAACTCGCAGTTGAAAATATTATTGCAGATAGACAAAATATAAATACATATATTCGAACTGCACACGCAAGTAAAATATTGGATCCCACATTCCAGCCACCTTGGATTAATGTAAAGAGTGCTTGGCAAAGGGAATTTATTAAGAAGTTTTGCACCGAAACACTTGGTGATTTGGTGGAAAGGTGCGATGATGAATCAAGACTCGAATACTTCACCGACGTCTTGCGTAATATAGAAGTAGGGAAATAGTCAAAAGAATAATTGAAGCCCCAATAACAGAGAATTTTGGATTGTTGGCAACACCTACAACAACACGTTCAACAAAAGTTCTATCATTTTTAGTAAATCCTGTGTCAATGTTTCGTCTTGGGTGAAGTGGTCTAGATAAAGAACATTGTGAAGACGATTCTTCACATAGACCGTAATCACAATATACACTACGCACTGGAGCTGGGATACCGTTTTCCGATCTAATTTCTGTAAAATCTTCGAAATCACCCGTCTGTCTCACACCTCCTGGAAGGGAGAATTCGCGTGAGACAAATGGATTCACATCATTGATGGTATCTTCGTCATTGAGCATATGTTGGCTCATAGTTACTTTTACTTCAGATTATATTTTTTGGTCTTCATTTTGGATCTGTGTTCTTCCCACATTTGATCTAAATCTACATTTAGCATGTGCGCCAGTTGGAAAAGGTAACTAAAAACATCACCCATTTCCATCATGACATCAGTACCCCTTTCTTTTTTTAGACCAGTCTTTTTATACGTTTTCTTGTATTGGCGTATGGCTGAAGCAAGTTCTCCGAATTCTTCAGTCAATAGAAGCCATACGGTATCCACCGCAGCTCGATCCCACCCTTTTGATTTACATACTTTTTCAGTTTCAGATTTATAATAATTTAAGCTCATCTTACTTTGATAACAATTCAAAACTTTAATTAATACCAATCTTCTCATTCTTACCGATTTTCATACCCACTGTGCTTGTGTTTATAGGTTGAGCAAGAGGGGTCGCAATTGTATCTATATCTTGAACGTACGACATGTATTGAGAAACACCAGTCTGAATCTGACCAAGTGCAGTTTCAATAACACGCTCGTTCATCATTCGTACTTGTTGGTTCACAGCAACGTGGTGATCTCCAGCGTTGTTGATGAAGACAACGCGCATAATACTGTACAAGTCATCTGGGTTTTGACGATCAATGGCGATACCCGTTTTGTTCTTGAACGCCTGACGAATTCCGCGCTGGAGAAGATTTTGATTGAAGTCAGAAAAGAACAATGTGTTGAGTGGAGTCTCACACTGTTTGAGGGAGTCGAGGTGGAGGTTGTCACACATTTAATATACCCCTGGAAAAAAAACTCTGTAAATACTAAATGTTGAACATCGCTGACTTTGATGAGGCATACAATAACAAACCCACAAATGTTGAACAAATTCCATGCCAACCCCCAGCCTGCTTCGTTGGGTCATATGCTCCAGTAGCCAAAGCTGGTGAAGAAGGTCCATTTTTTGTAAATACTTACCTTCTCCAGAAAGATCGTAAATTTGAAACGTTTGGGACTGTAAAGGTTCGTAGTAGTGACCTTGAAAAATGCCGTAAGTAAGTTAAAAATAAAACACCCAGGATAATTAATAAAGTAGAGGATGCGAGTCACAAAACGCTCCGGTCGTATTGAAGACATGAAATTTGACAATGTCACCAATAGGATCAAAAAGTTAACATATGGACTCTCCGAAAAATGCGACTCGTCAAAAATTGCTCAACAAGTTTTTTCGTCAATGTACGACGGTATTACCACACAGGAAATTGACACTCTTTCAGCTGAAATATGCATCGGAATGATTACAGTTGATCCAGACTACGAAACTCTCGCCACTCGCATAGTTGCAAGTAATATTCAGAAAGTCTGTCCCAACAACTTCTATGTGGCTATGAAAAAACTTGCTAAAGCTGGGATTATCACAGAAGAAGTCGCCACAATCGCCGGGCGCGTTAAAGATGACATCGTAACGAAAAGAGATTATGACTTTGGTTACTTTGGTCTCAAAACACTCGAAAAGTCTTATCTCCAGCGACTTGAGGGTGTATTAATGGAAACACCACAGTACATGTTTATGCGTGTAGCTATTGGTATTCACGGTGATGATATTCCATCAGTCCTCGAAACGTATGATAAAATGAGCCAAGGTCTCTTCATTCATGCAACACCGACACTTTTTAATGCGGGTACGCCGCGCCCACAAATGTCGAGTTGCTTTCTCGTCGCTAACAAAGAAGACTCTATTAATGGAATTTATGGGACCCTCACTGAGTGTGCGCAAATTTCAAAATGGGCTGGTGGTATCGGAATGCACATCCATGATGTGAGAGCCAACAAATCTCGTATTAGAGGTACAAATGGACAATCGGATGGTATCATCCCAATGCTTCGTGTATTCAACGCTACCGCACGCTATGTGAATCAAGCTGGGCGTCGTAAGGGTTCCATTGCCGTATATTTGGAACCGTGGCACGCGGATATTATGGACTTCTTGGAGATACGCCTTAATCAAGGTGATGACGAGGCGAGATGTCGAGATCTTTTCTCAGCCCTTTGGATTCCAGACCTTTTCATGAAGAGAGTCGAAGAGGGGGGTAAATGGTCACTCTTCTGCCCAGATAAGGCACCCGGTCTTTCTGATGCAATTGGTGAAGAATTTGACACCCTCTATACAAAGTATGAAGAGGAGGGTCGCGCACATTCAACCGTACCTGCAGCCGATGTATGGAAGGCTATTCTCAAGTCCCAAACAGAAACCGGTACCCCGTACATGCTCTACAAAGACGCATGTAACCAAAAGAGTAACCAAAAGAACTTGGGTGTGATTAAAAGTTCCAATCTTTGTACCGAAATTATAGAGTATACTGATAAGGATGAGACGGCTGTTTGCAATTTGGCGTCGATCGCCCTTCCAAAATACGTCGATGAAGAGACTCGCACATTTGATTATCAAAAACTTCACGAAGTCACAAAGACTGTCACCAAAAATTTGAACCGAGTCATTGATCGTAATTTTTATCCCGTCGAGACTGCCCGAAAGTCCAATATGAGACACCGCCCAATTGGTCTCGGTGTTCAGGGTCTCGCGGATGTATTTATTCTTTGTCGTCACGCGTTTGATTCCGATGAAGCGAAGGAAATCAATGCGCGTATATTTGAGACGATGTATCACGCAGCCCTCGAGGCAAGTTCGGAGTTAGCGGAGGTTGATGGGTCATATGAAACCTTTGAGGGTTCCCCAGCTTCACAAGGGGTGCTTCAATTTGATATGTGGGAGGGAGAGACTAAGCTTCACTACGATTGGGATGCTCTCAAGGAACGCATCAAGGAGAAAGGTCTTCGTAACAGTCTTCTCATGGCTCCAATGCCAACGGCTTCTACTGCTCAAATTTTAGGTAACAATGAATGCTTTGAACCCTACACAACCAACATCTACCTGAGAAGAACCCTCGCGGGCGAATTTGTTGTTGTAAATAGACACCTTGTGGATGACCTCAAGAAAATTGGTCTCTGGTCCAAGGAAATGAAGGATCTCATGGTGAAGGCGGGTGGCTCCATCCAAAATATTGTGGATATTCCCGATGATATTAAGAAACTCTATCGTACTGTGTGGGAAATCAGAATGAAAGACGTCATTGATATGGCTGCCGATCGCGGTCGCTTCATTGATCAGTCTCAAAGTATGAATCTTTTCATGGAAAGTCCAACGATGTCAAAACTTTCATCGATGCACATGTATGCGTGGAAGAAGGGGCTCAAAACTGGGATGTATTATCTTAGATCGAAGGCAAAGGCTCGTCCGATTCAATTTAGTCTCGAGCCTGATTGTGTCGCGTGCTCAGCTTAAAGCTTTGATATGATATTCAAATAACATAATGTCTAAAATTTCCGACGCTATTGAAAACTTAGAAATTGCCGAGTTTAACAACCGAAAAATCGTCTTATCTACAAAAGAGGGCTCTCCCATGAGAATCCAATTCCCTCGTTTGTATATGCCTTTTGGTGTTTCGGGATTTACCCCAGAAGTTGGAGCAACTAAATACAATGTAGATTTGGCTCTCAAGGGTCATGATGAAGAGGGAAGTTATATTAAAAAGTTCTATGAATCCTTGAAACAAATTGAAAATAAAATCATTGACGCTGTCACCGAACAAAGTGAAAAGATCTTTGATAAGAAGATGACAAAGGATGAAATCCAACCAATGTTCAATTCAAATATCAAGGAAAGTCCTGATCGCGAACCCAAATTTCGTGTAAAGGTTGACACCGACCACAATAGTATGATCAAAGCGGCTGTCTATGATGCAAATAAAAATCCAATCAAGACGGAGGTTTCAAATGGTCTCTATGCAAGAAACAGTGGTCACGCTATTGTTGAACTCAATAGCGTATATTTCTTGAACAGAAAGTTTGGTTGTACTTGGAAACTTCATCAGTTGGTTGTATATGAACCACAAAACCTAAAGGGGTTCCAATTTCAAATCTAATATAAGGGTTTATATACATTTGTACCTGGTACATTGTGATAAGCTGGTGTTGGGCTATAATTGCGTCCTCCACCACCAGTTTTTGTATAGAATGCATTACTGGTGGTTTGATATATGCGATTCTTTCGATCATCCACGTAATTGGTTGCCGCCGCCCTTGCCTGGTTTTTTAAATCATATGCTAATCCTCGGGCTTCTTTCTTCAAGTCTTTAGCCAAGTGACGCGCTTCCGATCTGATTTCGCGCGCGGCAGACTTAGCCATACCCTTTGCCATACTCTTGGCCATCATACCAGCGAGAGCTGCCATTTATTTTACTTATTACCCGCATTTTTATTCAAAAGGAGAAGGTGATATATGATTTGTGCCTCCTTAAGAAGTTTACCCTGAATTTTGGTAAAGCTCTTAGGATCCAAACCTAGCTTAATCTTAGCCAATTTAACGGACTCGTCCCACTTTGCGAGAGTCATTCTTGTAATACACCTACAAATTTTTACGCCATCTTCTTCATCTTCTTCTTGTACTCCTTGGTGCCTTCCTTGGGCTGAAGCGCAAACTTACCAGCCTTTGGCTTGAAGACCTTCGTCAAGTGCTTCTTACCCTCCTTCTTCATGCGGTCAAGGGCAGCTTGATGCGCGGCGACTGACTTGATCTGGCCATCCTTGGCATCCAACATGAGATCCTTCGCGCGGAGACCACCCGAGGTCTTTTCGGCTGTTCCGTGGAAAACTTCAGCGCGACTTCCGATTGGTTTCATAGACATCTTTTTATACCTTATACACGGAATATTTTCTTGATATCCAGGATTGAAATCTTGTCTGATGTTCTCTTGACAGGTATTTGATTTTCAATTCTTTCGTCATTGAGGACTTTTGAACACACTATGGATTTGTGACCCTGGAGCGCGAGAATCTCCTCTTCTACTGAGATGAATGTATCCGACTCCTTGTAGATTAACTTTTTCACATACACTGGTTTAGTTTGTCCTGTTCTGTGTGCTCTGCCAATAGCTTGGAGTTCTGTCGCGGGGTTCCACGAAGGACCTGTGATGTACACACGAGTCGCTTCTTGGAGGTTGAGTCCCTGTCCTCCTGATCGGATTTGTATAATGAAAACAGCCCCCGGTGGCGCTTTTTTAAACGCAGTGACTTGATTGTCTCTCTCATCTTTGGATACGGAACCGTCAATACGGAAAGTGGGACACTCCATGTTCTGTTGAATGTAGTCCATCTCACCTCGAAACTGACAGAAGACGAGTGTCTTTTCATCTGGATGGGACTTGATCATATTGAAAAGGGTCTCCATCTTGTTGGACCTACCAATCCATTGCTCGGGTTGTGTGCCATTCTGCTTTGCGATACCATCTAAGTACATCTGTGGGAAAATCATCGTCTGCCGAGCTCTCAATAAACACTCAAGAATAACCATATTTTTTGAATTGATGCTGATGGCATTCTTGAAAGCATCTCGGATAGTTTCTTGAGCATCTTGGAACACAAACTCGTACAACCGCTTCTCATCGGGGAACATCTCAAGTTCAACATTCTCAAAGTAACACGGTGGAAGTTCCAATCGTGTATTGATTTTCGCAAGATCATCTTTGGTTCTACGGAGGATGTAAATGTCTTGTATTTTCGAAGTCATGCCTTGGACAAGGGACTTCTCAATACCAAGGAACGCACAGAGAGATACAAAATCATTCATAGAGTTGAAAACTGGAGTACCCGTCACAATACATTTGATGTCCGTCTTGAGCTTACACACACTCTTGAAGAGTTTTGATGACTTATTCCGAATCTCGTGACCTTCGTCAAGTATAATTCTGTCCCAAGATTTCATGTGAATGGGTGTCTCTTCATGAGTTGATAACAAGGAATAAGGC